TTTACACAGGGAGCGACCGGGCTACCGTGTGCGCAGAGTGGGAGCGGTCGGATGAATTCTTCATCGGCGGGAGCCAGGGGCAGGACACACTGCCGGAAATCTACGGGCTGACCGTGACCTTTGAACTGATGGAGTTTCCAGAGCAAATCACGATAGACCCCGATCCCGTGCAGGGACTGAACGAGTGGACAAAGCGTCACTTCGGGAAGATGACGGCAATCGGCTATGACGAAATGCCGCCCATCTGGAAGCCAACGGACGAAAACCCGGCGATTTACTGGCGTTTCGAGGGAACGGCAAGCACCAACCGACAAAGCTACGCCGTGACATGGTTCACCGGGACATTTGCGGCGCACGTCCTCGCAGAGAGCGTGACAGAGCGCAACAAATGGACAAAGGCGATCATCCAGAGGGCGCAGGTGGACGGGGAGATCATTCTGCCGGACACAAGCCCGATGTTTATCAACAGGATAACCATCCGGCACAACGCTGATCCGCTGAGAGAGGGACAGCTGGGGCTTACCGGGCAGTACGGCGTGCTGGCGCAGCCGCCGAAAGAACCCGCCCAAATCAAACTCATACACCCATACCACAATCTGGCAGAGAAGGAGGAACAGAAAAATGGCTGATAACACGGCAACTTACAAGGTTTCCGAACTGGCGGCACAGGCGCGCCCGATTTTCGGCACGACCCCGGAGGTGGTGACCGTGGCTCTGCGGACGGCCGGCAAGGAAACGGCAACGGTCGAGGAAGCCAGGGAAACCATCCAGAAATTTCTGAATAAGGAGGTTAAATAAATGGCATCGTTTTTCATTATCGGCGAGAAAAAGACGCGCCCCGGCGTGTATTTCCGCTACGAGAACTACGGCACACCGCCCATCGCAGGGGTTGACGATGGGAAATGCGCCGCCGTATTCCGCTCCAACTGGGGACCCATCGGACAGGCAACGGTGCTGGAGCAGTACGAGGACATCGCCAAGAAGTACGGCGATGGCGGGGAGAACGGCACGACCGCCGTCCCGATGGAACAGTTTAAGGGCGGGGCGCGGCTGGTGTACGGCATCCGGCTCGGCACGGGCGGCACACCCGGCGTTTACAACATCGAGGACGCGCAGGGAGAATCGGTTATCCAGCTGACGCTCAAATACCCTGGAAGCCGGAAGCTGGCGGTGACAATCCGTCCCACGCTGGCAGACCAGAACACCAGCGAACTGCTGATTATTGAGGGGACGGAGCAGCTGGAACGGCTGACCTTCGACAACACGCAGAACAGCGTGGAAGCCCTGCTGTCGGTGTTCCAGACCAAGGGGAGCGACTACTTCAACCTGACCAAGACCAAGGACAGCAGCGAAGCCCTCAAAACGGTGGATCAGGTGGAAATCACAGGCGGCACAGACCCGACCGTAAACGTGGCGGCGTACAGCGCGGCGTTTGAGGTGCTGGAAGCCTACCGCTGGAACGTCCTCTCCATCGACACGGAGGACACGGCGATCCAGAGCGTGATGCAGCTGTTCCTCAACCGCATCTACGACAGCGGCGCATTCTGCATGGGAGTAATCGGAGAGCCGACAACGGTGGACTTCGAGGACAGGCTGAAACACGCCAGCGCGTACAACGATTACCAGATCGTCTACGTTGGAAACGGCTTCGTGGACATCAGCGGGAACGTCTACGAGGGCTACATGGCGGCCGCCCGGATTGCCGGACTTATCGCCGGGACACCGAGTAACGAGAGCATCACCCACGCTGCGATCACTGGCGCGGTCGAACTGACCGAGATGCTGACCAACAACCAGTACGAACGGGCAATCAAAGCGGGAGTGCTGATGTTCAGTGTTTCCTCTGCGAATACCGTCTGGGTGGAGCAGGGCGTGAACACGCTCGTTCTCCCGACCGCCAAAGAGGATGAGGGCTGGAAGAAAATCAAGCGCACCAAAGTACGCTTTGAACTGTTCCAGCGGCTGAACGACACCGTGGAGGGGCTGATCGGGCGCATCAACAACGACCCGGACGGACGGATGACCGTGGTGCAGGTTTCCAACGGTGTATGCCAGACGATGGTAGCGGAAAAGAAGCTGCTCTCCGGGGCATATGTCGAGATTGACCCGAACAACGCGCCGGAGGGCGATAGCGCATGGTTTGTGGTTTACGCCGATGACATTGACGCACTGGAGAAGATGTACTACACGTTCAAATTCCGCTTTGCGCCAGACACAACCGAGTAAAGGAGGACTGACAGATGGATGGATTAAACGACCAGAGCCTGCTTGACGTAAGAAAACTGATCAGCGGCAAGGACGGGCGGCTTTTTGTCACCACAAAGGCAGGAACGAACCTGTTCCTTGCCGAAGTAGACACGTTCCAGACGCAGATCAGCCCCGCCAACACGGACTACCAGCCCGTGGGGAGCGCGCTGATTTACGCCGTAAACACCGGGTACAGCGTCACCCTGACGCTGACCGAAGCCGTGGTGCGGGATGACGTGATGCTGACGGAACTGATTGCCGATTTGCAGAACGGCTACTTCCCCACCTTTGACTTCCAGGGCAAGATGCGCCGCAGGGACGGGCAGACGGAGCGTGTGGTCTACCGCAACTGCGTCCCAGACGGCACAATCGACCTTCAGAACCTCAACCCAGGCGAAATCATCAAGAGAGCGTGGAGTTTCCGCGTGAACGCCACCCCGGAGATTCTGGAGTTTTTCAAAGAAGCAGAGTGGAAAACCGTTGAATAAAGACAGGAGGAACTAAAAATGGCAACTACAAAGAATACCATGCCCGAACAGTACGATGCTGCCGAGGCGGGGGTAGAAACCACCGCTACGCAGGAGGAAGTCCTGATGGACGAAAACGCCCTGCTCCGAGGGCTTATCGAAGCCGGGAACGAGAAGGACAACGAAAGCACCTACCGCCAGATTCAGATCAAGCGCGCTGGCACTTTGAAATTCGTGTTCCGCGTCCGCCCGGTCTCCGAGGAAGAATCCATCAAGTGCCACGACCACGCTACCAAATTTGCGCCCCGCAAGCGGGGGCAGCCCAAACGGGAAATCGAGACAAACACCTCCCTGTTCCGTTCCTGGCTGATTTACACGGCTACCGTGGATGAGGACAGGAAGAAGCTGTGGGACAACAAAAAGGCGCAGGAAGCCCTCAACGTCCTGCAGGGCGTGGAAATGATTGACGCGGTTCTGCTTTCCGGGGAGAAAGACCGCATCATTGATGTCATCAACGAAATCAGCGGCTACGGTGATGATATGGAGGAAACCGCAAAAAACTGATAAAGGCGCGGGGCAGGACATACCTGATGCTGAAAGTCTGCGAGAGATTCCCGCAGATAGGCGGCATTCAGGAATACCTGGCTCTGCCGGCCGGGGAGAGGGCTTTATACCAGCAGTACACGCTGGACGCGCTGGAAACAGAAGCAAAAGCCCCCGTGCTGAAACTTGATGTGAGAGGGGGTGGTCGCAGGTGAACGATTCGGTGACCGTTATCGACATTGTGGCACAGGTCACAGACGCAACAGAACCCGGAGCAAGTACCTCCGAAAAGAACGTCAGCAAGCTGGAGAAGTCGATAATGAACCTCCAGAAGCAAATCCAGAGCATGAAGGGCAAGAGCAAGCTGGAGGTAGCCGCCACGCTGAAGGATATGGCAAGCAAAGGCATCCAGGGCGTGGTGAAAGCTGGCAAGCAGATAGCCGGGAAGGTCTGGACGGTCACGATGAAAGCCGTTGACCTTGTGACCGCCCCCTTTAAGAAGGTGCTGGGGCTGATAACCAGCCCCGTAGCACAGGCGGCGGCGTTCGCGGGAATCTCGTTCGGCCTGGCAGACACGCTGAATACCTTCAAGGATTTTGAAGCGGGAATGTCACAGGTAGCCGCCACGATGGGGTATTCCGTGGAGGAACTGAACAACCCGGCATCGGAAGCCAGCCAGAACCTCGCTACGCTGACAGACTTCGCCAAAGAGATGGGCGCAAAAACCGCTTTTTCTGCAACACAGGCGGCAGAAGCCCTAAACTACATGGCACTGGCAGGGTATGACGCAGAAACCTCAATGGCGATGCTGCCGAACGTCCTTAACCTGGCAGCCGCAGGGGGAATAGACCTCGCATACGCATCGGATATGGTGACGGATGCGCAGTCGGCTCTCGGTCTTACCCTGGAGCAGACCTCCATGATGGTAGACCAGATGGCGCGTACATCATCCAAGACCAACACCAGCGTGGCGCAGCTCGGCGAAGCATTCCTGACGGTCGGCGGCACGGCAAAGAACCTGTCGGGCGGCGTGACGGAACTCTCCACCATGCTGGGCGTTCTCGCAGACAACGGCGTGAAAGGCTCGGAGGGCGGCACAGCACTGCGAAACATCATCCTCTCGCTTTCCGCACCAACAGACAAAGCCGCAAAGACACTGAAATCCCTCGGCGTACAGGCATTTGACGCGCAGGGAAATATGCGCCCGTTGAACGAAACCTTCCTTGATTTGCAGAGCGCGCTCAATAACCTGTCAGGCGAAGCAAAGACACAGGCACTGGATGAGATATTCAACAAGACCGACCTCAAATCGGTGGAAGCCCTGCTTGGCACCAGCGCAGATCGGTACAATGAACTGGCAGACGCAATCGGCAACGCAGAGGGCGCAGCGCAGAACATGGCAGATGTTCAGCTGGACAATCTGGCTGGCTCCCTTACCCTTCTCCAGAGCGCAGCCGAGGGCGTGAAAATCGCCATCGGAGAGAAACTGCAGCCTTACGCTAAGGGGCTGGTGGATTGGGTAACGGCGCATATGCCGGACATCGAAAGCGCAGTCGGACAGGCGGTAGACTTTGTCACCGGGAAGATTGACGGCATCATAGCGTCCGTGAAAGAACTGACCGCAAGCCCGGAGTGGAAAAACGCCGGTTCCCTGTGGGAGAAAATCAAGCTGGCGTGGGACAAAATCATCGTGGAGCCGTTCTCCGAGTGGTGGAACGGCACAGGCAAGGCATGGCTGGCTGGCATCGCAGAGAGCGTGGGCGCAGGACTGGGGACAGCCCTCCATGACGGCATCATGGGGCTTCTGGGCATTGACGTAGGCGGCGTAGCCGCAGACGGCGTGAGCATCGGAAAATCCTTCGCAAGCGCATTCGCAGAGGGCTTCAACGGCAAGGAAGTCGGAGAAGCCATCGTCCAGGCAATCAAAGAGGGGCTGAAAAGCCTTGCGAAAGACGCAATGACCCTCCTGCCCGGAGGGAAGGAAGCGTCTGGCACAAGCGGTCTGTCGGCGGCTGTCCTCGGCTACGGTGGATTAAAAGCCGCAAAGGGCGCGTCCAAGCTGTACCGGGGCGGCAAAGCCATCTACAACGGCGTGAAAGCCGTGGGTAACGTAACGGGAATCAGCGAGGGAATGCGGATTTTCGGAGCGGCAAAGAGCGGCGGTTCAGCGGCGCAGAGTGCGCTGTCCTTTGCGCAGAACGGCGCACTGGGACATGGCGTTAAATTCGGGACACAACTGGCAAGCGGCGCATCCAAAGTCGGGCAGTTTGCAACCAAAGCCATGCCGATAGCGGCCGGCGTAGGCTCCCTGATAGCGATGGGCGCAGACGCGAAAAAAGGCGTAGGCATGGCGCAGGAGTGGACTGGATCGGACAGCACAGGCGCAAAGGTCGCATCCGGCGTGGGCGCAGCCCTCGGCGGCACGGGCAACGGCATCCTCGGCGATGAGAGCGCAGGGAAAAAGGCTCTCGACATTGGCGGCGGCGCACTCAAAGGCGCAGGGTTGGGCGCGGCTATCGGCTCGATTATCCCCGGCGTAGGCACTGCCATCGGCGGCGCAGTCGGGGCCGGCGTGGGCGCACTTGGAGCGGCGATAGGCGGCTCGAACATCGCCAAGGCACTCTCAACCGCTGGGGGCGCAATCAAGGGCTTTTTCACGGAGACCGTCCCGGAGAAATTCGGACAGGTTGTGGAGGGCGCAAAAGGCTTCTTCACCGAATCCGTCCCGAACGCCATCAACAGCGCAAAGGAAAAGGTGACGGGTTTCTTCACGGAAACGATTCCTCAAAAGTTTGATGAACTCCGAGAAGGAATTACATCGTTCTTCACAGAGAGCGTCCCCTACGCCATCGGCTACGCCGCAGGAAAGATACAGGTATTCTTTACCGAAACCGTGCCGGAGAAATTCAATGAACTGGTCACGGGCATTACAACCTTTTTCACGGAGACCGTACCGAACGCCATCGCAACGGCAGGGGCGGCGGTCGGAAACTTCTTCACTGTGACTGTGCCGGAGTTTTTCGGCAACCTTTGGGACGGCGTGACAGGCTTTTTCACGGAGACCGTCCCGGCAGCATTGACAACGGTCGGGGAAGCACTGACAACGTTTTTCACTGAAACAGTGCCGCAGTTTTTCTCGGACGTTTGGGAAGGTATAACGGGATTCTTCACGGAGACCGTGCCACAGGCACTGGAAACCGTGGGTGAAGCCCTAAAGACATTCTTCACGGAGAGCATTCCGGGATTTTTCAGCGACCTGTGGGACGGCATCGTGAGCTTCTTCACCGAATCCGTCCCGAACGCCATCTCCAGCATCGGAGAGAGCATCAGCGGATTCTTCAGCAGACTGGGGGAGAAAGTCTCCGGCTTCTTCGGCGGGATCTGGGACAAGGTGACGGGCAGCGCAAGCGCAGGATACAACGCCGCCACAGCCAAACACGCAGAGGGCGGTATCATGACAAGGCCCCATGTGGGGCTGGTCGCAGAGGACGGCGCAGAAGCCATCATCCCGCTGTCCGGAAAGCGCAGGAAGCGCGGCATCGAACTCTGGGAACAGACCGGGGAAAAGCTGGGCGTTCAGCCATACGCAAACGGCGGCATAGCTGGCGAACCAGAGCCGGACGAACCAGACCCGAATGACTGGAACCCGGACGGCTGGCCGGATTTACCAGACCCGGACGGCGGCAACGGCAGCCCGTCTCCCAGCGGCGGCGCAGGGCAGGGCATGGCGGCACTCCCACCAATCACGATACAGAACCTGACCTTTGAGGTCAACGTGGACGGAGCCGGGGCGCAGGACCCGCAAGCACTGGTGGAAACCATCAAGGAAAACGTCCGTGGAATGACGGACGAAATCGCATACCAACTGGCGATAGCGATTCAACAGGCATACGCAAACACGCCGACAGCGGCGTGGTAGGAGGTGGAGCGTGGATATTTACCTGACGAACCTGACAACAAGCGACAGGCTGCAATTCCCCATGCTTCCCCCAGAGGTGAGCGTGAAGATAGCACACCAATTCGCAACTTACAGCATCCTCCGCATCGGGGAAGTCAAAATCCCCAGCGGCACATCGGCTGACAGCTTCAGCTGGAGCGGCATTCTTCCGGGCGCAGCCCGGAGGAATGACCCGTACATCCGGGCATGGAAAGACCCGAAAGCCGTTTACAACTGGCTCAACGGGCTGAAAGTGGTAAACGACAAACCGATAAAGGCGCGGCTTCTGATAACCGAAACGCCAGTCAACTGCGATGTTTACCTGTCCAATTTCACGGCAACGCCCACAGGCGGGTACGGGGACATCAACTACACCATAACGCTGGTACAGGCAAGGGACATCATCATCCGCAAGTCGGACAAAACAGCGATGCCTGTGCCGCTGAAGAACGCACCGCCAGCAGAAAACGCAGAGCGGACATCTCCCCCGCCAGCGCAGACCTACACGGTGAAAAAAGGGGACTGCCTGTGGTCGATTGCACAGCAAATGGGGCTGGGCGGGGCAAATTACGCCAAACTCTACGATGCAAACAAGGGCGTTATAGACCCAAGAAACCAGCAACACAGTATGCCGAAATACACCATTTACCCCGGACAGGTGCTGACGATTCCAAGCTGAAAGGAGGGCGCAAAAAAT